GTTTTTCAACACAACAAAAATCGAAGTCAACACCGACTGGCGATTGGTTGCGTTGGATAAAAATCGAAAGCTGATTGAAGTTGAAGAAAAACTACAAGAAGCAAATCAACGATACCATGACAAGTGCGTTGAAAATGAAATCTTGTATCTGCGTATCGAAAAACTAGAAAAACTTTTAGAGGTATAAAACATGACAGAACCGACTTTGGCAAGCCAATTTCTTGGACTTGCAACAACCATGACTTGCTTGTTTGTTACTTTATTATTGATCGCAAATAATGAACAGAAAGCGCGACGAAAAAAAGAACAACAAGAAGAACATGACAGAATGATTATTGAAGTCTACCAGGAAGGTAGAAATCAATTCAACAATATCGCACGTATGAACATTCGCAACTGCGACCGTCAATTCACATATGATACCCAACCGCCTGTTGGTTTATCGAAGAAACAAAAACAAGGAGCATAAAATGGTACGAAATAAATTAACGGATTTAACAAATACGCTCTTTGCTCAATTGGAAACATTGGACGATAGGGATCTTACGTCAGATGAATTGAAGATTGAGCTGCAGCGTTCTAAACAGATGGTCGCTATTTCAGGTCAAATCTTACAAGCAGGACAGCTCGCCCTGGATGCTGAGAAGTTCAAGGATAAGGTAGGTGAAGTCAATGCCCCAATCGCTTTGCTGGAAGGATGAATACACCGAATACATGCATGAGATTTGCCCTGGTCGATTAACTCCAGAAGTAACTAGGCTACTAAATGAGAAATTCGGAACGAACTACACAAAAGCTCAAATAGGCGGTGTTCGTGGACGTCTAGGATTGTTTGTTGGAAATACGGCATTTCGAAATAAATTACTGAATAAGAAGCAGCATGATTATTTTTTAAACAATCAACAAGGCAAGTCGGCCCAGGCAATGGCTGATGAAATGAACGAAAAATTTGGATTGTCGCTAACTAGTAGCCAGATAAGAAGCTATAGAAGAAATAATAATCTTTATAGCGGGTTGACGGGAAGATTTGAGAAAGGTCGAACCCCTCATAATAAGGGCAAGAAATACCCTAATATGCCAAGGAACAGTGGGCAATTTCAAAAAGGTAGCAAGCCGCCGAATTATGTCCCCGTCGGAACAATCAACTATACAACAGATGGCTACCCAAAAGAAAAAATCGGGGAGCCTAATAAATGGGTATTGAAACATCGTAAAGTTTGGGAAGATAATTTTGGGCCAATCCCAGAAGGTCATTCGGTTTGTTTTCTGGACGGAGATAAAACCAACTATGATATCTCTAACCTCATTCTTCTATCGCGAGAGGAACTCATTCGAATGAATCACAACGATTATTTTAGCACGGATCCAGAATTGACCAAGCTAGGAGCAGGTATCACAAAATTAACTAGAAAAATAAAACAACAGGAGTAAAAAATGGTAACAATCAACAAACTGGAAATCGAAAACGTCAAGCGCGTTAAAGCGGTTAAATTAGAACCGTCAGCGACTGGTTTGACAATTGTCGGTGGAAATAACAACCAAGGGAAAACAAGCGTACTAGACGCGATTGCTTGGGCGCTAGGTGGCAATAAGTTTAAACCTAGCCAAGCACAGCGCGAAGGCAGTACAATCCCACCTAGCTTAAAAATCACGCTATCAAATGGCTTGATTGTGGAGCGCAGCGGTAAGAATAGCACCCTCAAGGTCATCGACCCAAGTGGCAATAAGGCTGGTCAAAACTTGCTGGATAGCTTCGTAGAAGAGTTGGCCATCAACTTACCAAAATTCATGGAGCAGACTAGCAAAGAAAAAGCAAAAACTTTACTGCAAATCATCGGAGTTGGTCCGCAGTTAGTTGAATTGGAAATGCAGGAAAAAGCCAAGTATGACGAGCGCCATGCAATTGGTGTGATTGCTGACCAAAAGGAGAAGTTTGCCAAAGAGCAACCATACTACCCCGACGCTCCGAAAGAGCCAGTCTCTATTGCTGAGCTTATCCAACAACAACAAGCTATCCTTGCCAAGAATGGCGAGAATGCTCGTAAGCGCCAGAACTTGGTATCTATCCAAAATCAACACGCTTCAGCAACTGCAGAAGTAGAAAGACTGGAACAACTGCTGGCCGATGCCAAAGAAAAAGAAAGTCAGTTAGCTCAAGACTTGGCTATCGCGAATACAGATGCCATGGACCTTATCGATGAATCTACTGAAGAAATCGAAAACAACATCGCAGAGATTGACGAAATCAATCGTAAAGTTCGTGCTAATCTTGACAAAGATAAAGCCGAAGAAGATGCCAAAGGCTATCGCGAGCAATACAAGGAACTTGATAACGTGATTGCAGACATCCGCAAGCAAAAGACGGACTTGCTCACAAATGCAGACTTGCCATTGCCGGGCTTATCCGTGGATGATGGCGAACTCTTGTATCTCGGCCAACGTTGGGACAATATGAGTGGTAGTCAGCAATTACAAGTGGCGACTGCAATTGTGCGTAAATTGAAACCAGAATGTGGATTCGTACTTATTGATAAGCTAGAACAAATGGATCAGCTAACTTTGCAAGAGTTTGGAGCATGGCTTGAGCAAGAAGGCTTGCAAGCAATTGCGACAAGAGTTTCAACGGGCGGAGAGTGCTCAGTTATTATCGAAGACGGTTACAGCGTTGAACCCGAAACAATTCAAACACCGCAAGGGTGGCAAGGCGGATTCTAAAAAAAGAAAGAAGGAAATATCATGAAATACACAGACAAATTCGCAGTATTAAGAAATAAAAAAACAGGAACTTTTGTAAACAACTATAAAAGCAAAACAGGAACGTTTGCTTATTCTGTTGAATATACAGATGATCTTAGACGCGCTGCAAAAAATAAACTCAAGGCAATCGAAGACCAAAAAGAAGACTTTGAAAAATTAGCAAACGCGCTCAATTGTGAAATTTTAGTCGTCGAAGCAGAGTACACATTAAAAACACTTGATGGTAAAGAACCGGAAGAATTAACCGAAGATATTGAAGAAGCGAAACGCAGACATCTAGTGAATATTATTCATGGACTCTTTTCGGACGACGACAACACGGAGGACTAAAACATGCAGATTACTAGAGGAAAACGGGCGCGAGCTCAAAAGGTAGTTATCTACGGTCCTGAAGGAATTGGGAAATCTAGCTTTGCAAGTCAATTCCCAGACCCCGTCTTTATCGACACGGAAGGTTCAACAGATAACATGGATGTGGCACGACTTGACAAGCCGACAAGCTGGACCATGTTAGTCAATGAGATTGCTTTTATCAAGGCAAACCCAACAGAATGCAAAACACTCGTCGTTGATACGGTTGACTGGGCAGAACAATTAGCAGTAGCTCACGTATGTTCGCAACATGGAAAACAAGGGATTGAAGACTTCGGTTGGGGCAAGGGTTACACTTATGTCCAGGAAGAAATGGGGCGTTTCTTAAATGCCTTATCTGACCTAGTTGATATGGGTATCAATGTAGTATTGACTGCACACGCTCAAATCAAGAAGTTTGAACAGCCAGACGAGATGGGTTCCTATGACCGATACGAATTGAAACTTGGCCAAAAGACAGGTTCTAAAACGGCACCGCTTGTCAAAGAATGGGCAGACATGGTTCTGTTTGCAAACTACAAAACCTTAGTCATGACGACTGATAACGGCAAGAAGAAAGCCCAGGGCGGTGAGCGTGTGATGTATACCAATCATCGACCGGCTTGGGATGCCAAAAATCGTCACGGTTTACCAGATGAAATGCCGTTCAACTATGCTGGAATCGCTCATATCTTTGCCGGCCAACAAGTGCAAGCACCACAACCTCAAGTCGAACAACCTCAAGCAGTCACTCCAGAATCTCAGCAGACAACGCAACAAGCCCCTGAGCAAGTTCAAGAAGAATTGCCTCTCGATATGTCGCAGGTAGCTGAAAAACCTCAAAATGAAGCTCCTAGCACACCGCAGACACCACCTGCGCAGTATCATGCAAGCTTGCCAAAGAGTTTGACAGACCTCATGTCTCAAAATAATGTGACAGAAGAAGAGCTTCAAAAAGTCGCTTACATCCGTGGACACTTCCCGCTAGGGACACCGATCGAAAACTTCCCTCCTGATTATTGGGATATGATTGTGGCACACTGGCAGGCTACTATGGAAGTTATTCAAAATCAGGTTCGAGCAGATCCCGAATTGCCCTTTACCATGTAAGTTTTGGGAATTAGAAATTATAGCAAAATACAATAAGGAGTATCTATGAAAGATAAAACTATTAAAATCAATTTGTCAAAAATTGCAAATACAGCCCTACAAGAAAAGGTTGACAAAGAACTTGAAAAAGTCCTTGAGAATATTCTGGATCTCAATACAGAAGCTAAAGCGACTCGCAAGGTTACTATCATACTAACGATGTCAACAGATGATGAACGTACAGTCGTTAAGACAGGCATGGAAGTCAAATCTACCCTAGCACCACAGAAAGGTGTCGCAACAACTGTCATTGTCGGTCGCGACGACACTGGTAAAATTCATGCTAATGAGCTCAAAAGTGGCATTCCAGGTCAGACTTACTTTGATGACAACGGAGACATGAGAACCGACACTGGCGAACTCATCGAAAAAGTGGAACAACAGGAAAAATCTAAAATCATTGATTACAATCAAAAGAAAGCAGGTAACTAACCATGACAGAAAATCTCAAAGAAGCATTGTCATATGCAGTCGAACTAGCGAGTAAAGAAAAGAAAATCATTCGTTCAGAAACTGGGAAGGAATATTTTGACAGCGATGAATATAACTTACAGGAACTTAACCCTCGTAAGTATGCACCTATCCTTGAACTTCAGACACTCAAAAGTCTAGTTGACTACCTCAAATCAGATAACGATCTCATCAGTGATCGTAAACTTGTCCTTGTTGTGGACAGTTACCAAAAAGTATCTGTATATGATCAAGTTGATTTTGAAAATGGTAAACGTCCTCAGCTCGTATCTGTAAAAGCAACTATCCCAGTTATTCCGTTCAGTAATTGGCGCGACCAGGAAGAATTCAATATTATGCTGCAGTCTATGTTCATCAATGATGCAGATCGCGATTTGGTTTTGGATTTTGCTAGCCATCTAAAAATCGAAAAAGGTGCAGAAGTGCAGGATAATGGCATCAGTCAAATGGCAACGGTTCGCGATGGCGTAGCAAGTCTAGCACAAGCTAAGACTCCAAACCCAGTAACCTTGCGACCATATCGTACTTTCAATGAAGTAGAGCAGCCTGCTAGCCAATTCATCTTCCGTATCAACAAATCAGCGAATCTTGCGCTATTTGAAGCAGATGGTGGTAAATGGAAATTAGAAGCCGTCGAAAACATCGCAAGTTATTTAAAAAATGAACTTGCTAGCAACAAAAAAATCACAATTTTAGCATAAGGAGAAAACAACATGACACAACAACAATTTAACAACTTTGACCGCGAATACGACTGGAACGACACTATCCAAAAAGACGCCGAATTCACATTGCTGCCTGAAGGGTTATACACTTTCACAGTCAAGAGCTACGAGCGTGGACGTCACACACCAAATCCACAGAATCCTGGTAAATTGCCAGCATGTAATAAAGCAACCGTCCACATCCAAATCGTAGCAAATGAAGGTGAAACAGAATTGCGCCACAACTTATTCTTGCACAGCTCAACTGAAGGTATGTTATCAGCGTTCTTTGGTGCTATTGGTCAAAAACGTAAAGGTGAACCGCTTCGTATGGATTGGAACGCTATCGTAGGGAAAACTGGTGTATGTAAGGTAGGAGTTCGTGAGTACAACGGCAACAAGTACAACGAAGTCAAGGGTATGATTTATGCTGAAGATGTGGACTATACAAAAGTTCTGAACCAACAGCCAGGACAAACTACACAAGCAAGCTACCAACAACCGCAGCAACAAAACTTTGGACAACAACCAGGACAAGCCGGATACCAAGCTGGGCAATTTTAGGAGGTAAGGGATGCAATTAAGACCTTATCAACAGGAAGCACGGGAAGCTGTTCAAGCTGAATGGGCTAAAGGTCGCAAGCGCACGCTCTTAGTATTGCCAACAGGATGTGGAAAGACAATCGTCTTTTCCAAAATCATTGAAGACCAAGTGAAAGAGGGCAAGCGTGTGCTTGTCCTTGCTCATAGGTCGGAGCTTTTGGAGCAGGCTAGTGACAAGCTCAAGACTGCGACAGGGCTTGGTACAGCATTAGAGAAAGCTGAAAACACATCTATCGGTTCCTGGTATCGAGTCGTCGTTGGATCAGTCCAGACCATGCAGAGAGAGAAACGACTTAGTCAATTCCCTCCCGATTGGTTCGATACGATTGTAGTTGATGAAGCACATCACGCTATTTCAGATGGTTATCAACGTGTACTTGGTTATTTTGAACAGTCAAATGTACTAGGAGTAACTGCAACGCCTGACCGTGGAGATATGAAGAATCTTGGTTCTTACTTCGATAGCTTAGCTTATGAGTATTCACTAATCCAGGCTATTCAAGAAGGGTACCTATCAAAAATCAAGGCTTTGACAATCCCGCTTAGCTTAGATTTATCAAATGTCAGCATGTCAGCAGGCGATTTTAAGGCAAGTGATGTTGGAACGGCACTGGACCCATACCTGGAACAGATAGCAGACGAAATGGTCAAACAATGTGCAGACCGCAAGACAGTTGTATTCTTGCCATTGGTTAAAACCTCGCAGAAGTTTCGCGACATCCTGAACGCAAAAGGTTTTCGTGCTGCTGAAGTCAATGGAGAGTCCAAGGATCGTGCAGAGATTTTAGAAGACTTCGAGAATGACCGCTACAATGTGCTTTGTAATTCGATGTTATTGACGGAAGGTTGGGACTGCCCGTCAGTAGATTGCGTGGTCGTGTTAAGACCTACTAAGGTACGTGCCTTGTATAGCCAGATGGTAGGGCGTGGTACTCGATTGCATCCAGGGAAAGAAGAACTGCTTTTGCTAGACTTCCTCTGGCACACTGAACGCCACGAACTATGCCGACCAGCTCACTTGATTTGTGAAACTCCAGAAGTCGCTCAGAAAATGGTTGAGAATATGGAAGAGCAAACTGGTGTCATGCTTGACCTCGAAGATATGGAAGTGAAGACAACAGAAGATGTAGTTGCTCAACGTGAGGAAGCTTTGGCCAAACAATTGGAAGAAATGCGTAAACGTAAGCGCAAATTAGTAGATCCGTTGCAATTCGAAATGTCTATCCATGCTGAAGATTTATCGAACTACGTTCCTAACTTTGGATGGGAAATGGCTCCTGCTAGCGATAAACAAATCAAAGCGCTTGAAAAATACGGCATCTTTACTGACGAAGTAGGAAATGCAGGCAAAGCCAATCTCTTGTTAGACAGATTGCACAAACGACGATCGGAAGGCTTGACTACGCCAAAACAGATTCGCTTCCTGGAGGGTCGTGGTTTCAAAGATGTGGGCATGTGGCAATTTGACCACGCTAGAAACATGATCGATCGTATCGCAGCGAACGGATGGCGATTGCCGAAAGGAGTCGTTGCAAGAGAATATATACCAAGTTAAGAAAGGTTAAAATGAAATTTTTAGATTTGTTTGCAGGGATTGGTGGATTTCGTTTTGGAATGGAGTCCGCCGACCATGAATGTATAGGATTTTGTGAAATAGATAAATTTGCAAGGGCTAGTTATAAGGCGATACATAACACAGAGGGAGAAATAGAATTACATGATATTACAACAGTCACAGACGAAGAAGTCAGAAATATTGGACACGTTGACGTTATTTGCGGGGGCTTCCCGTGTCAATCTTTTAGCATTGCTGGATCAAGGAGAGGATTTGAAGACACTAGAGGAACTCTCTTCTTTGAAATTGCACGATTTGCCGATATTCTTAAACCCAAGTATCTTTTTCTTGAAAACGTTAAAGGACTCCTTAACCACGACAGAGGAAACACCTTTAAAACAATCCTCAGAACGCTTGATGGACTGGGGTACGACACTGAATGGCAGGTGCTTAACAGCAAAAATTTCTCCGTCCCTCAAAATCGGGAGCGAGGGTTCATTATCGGACATCTTTGAGAAGGGCGGACCAGAA